TTTAATATAAAAAGAATATAATATTTTTAAGTATTATAATAAAGAATTAAATAAATATAATATTTTTAAGAATTAATTAAATATTTTTTTAAGTTTAATATAAAAAGAATATAATATTTTTAAGTATCGTATCATAATAAAAAATTAAATTAAATATTATAATAAAAAGAATTAAATATTATCATTATAAATAATTAAATATTTTTTTAAGTTTAATATAAAAAGAATATAATATTTTTATGTATTGTATCATAATAAAAAATTAAATAAAATATTATAATAATTTTAAGAATTAATTAAATATTATCATTATAAATAATTAAATATTTTTTTAAGTTTAATATAAAAAGAATATAATATTTTTAAGTATCGTATCATAATAAAAAATTAAATTTTATAATAAAAAGAATTAATTAAATATTATAATTTTAAGAATTAAATAAATATTATAATTTTAAGTATCATTATAAAAAATTAAATATTTTTTTAATATAAAAAGAATATAATATTTTTAAGTATAGTATCATAATAAAATATTATAATAAAAAGAATTAATTAAATATAATATAAAAAAGTTAAATTTTATTATAATAATTAAATATCATAATAAAATTTTTAGTAAAATAAATATAATAATAAATGAAAACAGATAAATAATATAATAATAATTATAAAAATTTATAATTTTATTAAGTATTAATATAATTAATAAAATTATAAATAAAATATAATAAGTTTTTATTATAATAAATATAATAAAAAAGCTTTATCAGTATATAAACTTTTAAAAAACTATTAAGTATATTTATATATAATATATATAAATGAAATAACAAAAATTATTTTATTTTATTTTTGATTTATATATTAATCTAAATTATCTTCATTAGGCATTTTAAATCCTTCGGGCATTTGCATTCCTTCGGGCATTTGCATTCCTTCGGGCATTTTAAATCCTTCAGGCATATTCATACCACCGGGAGGCATACCCATACCACCGGGAGGCATACCCATACCACCGGGAAGCATACCCATACCACCGGGAGGCATACCCATACCTTCACCGGAAGGCATATTAGCTTGATATGCTTTTTGAACAAGTGGAGATAAAATTTTTTCAACTTCTGTATATTTATTATCATATTCATCTTTTGTTAATTGTTGATTATTATCAATCCATTTAATTGTATCTTCAACAGTTTTTTCAACAGTGGATAGGTCATTACCTAAGGCTGATTTCATTTTTTCATCATTTAACATAGTACTTTTAACATTATAACAATAATTTTCTAATTTATTTTTAGATTCTATTTTTTCTTTTAATTTATTATCTTCATCTTTATATTTTTCAGCTTCTTTAACCATTTTTTCAATATCTTCTTTACTTAATTTATTTGATTCATTAGTAATAGTAATTTTTTCAGCTTTACCGGTAGATTTTTCAACTGCAGAAACTTGTAAGATACCATTTGCATCAACATCATATGTTATTTCAATTTGTGGTGTACCTCTTGCCATAGGTGGGATACCTTTCAAATTAAATTCACCTAATTTATTATTATGTGTTGTTAATTGTCTTTCACCTTCAAATACTTGAATAGTTACAGCAGGTTGATTATCAACAGCAGTAGAGAAAGTTTGATTTTTTTTAGTGGGGATAGTAGTACCTCTAGGGATTAAAACAGTCATTACACCACCCGCAGTTTCAACACCTAAAGATAATGGAGTAACATCTAATAGTACTAATTGATCTAGTTTTTCATCTGATTTTCCAGTTAAAATAGCGGCTTGAACAGCAGCACCATATGCAATAGCTTCATCAGGATTAATATTTCTACATAATTCTTTACCATTAAAATAATTAGATAATAATTCTTGAACTTTAGGAATACGTGTAGAACCACCAACTAAAACAATTTCATTAATTTCAGATTTACCAATTTTACTATCTTTTAATACTTTTTCTACAGGTTCTAATGTTTTTTGGAAAATATCACTACATAAACTTTCAAATTTAGCACGTGTTAAAACTACATTTAGATCAATACCATCAACAACAGATTCTACTTCAATATTTGTTTGTGTTGATGAAGATAAAATACGTTTAGCACGTTCTGAAGCTGTTCTGATTCTTCGTAAAGCTTTTTTATTATCAGTTAAATCTTGTTTATTTTTTTTCTTAAATTCTTCTAAAACATAATTTACAATTCTATTATCAATATCTTCACCACCTAAATGAGTATCACCTGCTGTTGCTTTAACTTCAAAAACACCATCTTCCATAACTAATAAAGAAACATCATGAGTACCACCACCAAAATCAAAAATTAAAACATTTTTAGCTTTTGATGTATCTTTATCTAAACCATAAGCAATAGCCGCTGCTGTAGGTTCATTAATAATACGTAAAACATTTAATCCAGCAATAGTACCTGCATCTTTAGTGGCTTGACGTTGTGCATCATTAAAATAAGCAGGAACAGTAACAACAGCATTTTTAACTTCACCTCCTAAAAATTGTTCAGCAATATCTTTCATTTTAGTTAAAACCATTGCTGAAATTTCTTCAGGAGTAAATTCTTTATCTTCATTTTTATAATTTACTTTAATTTTAGGTTTATTATTAGAATTAATTACATTAAATGAAAAGTGTTTAAGATCTTCTTGTAATTTTGTATCATTAAAATCACGTCCAATCATTCGTTTAGCATCATATACAGTATTATTTGGATTAATAGTAGCTGCATTTTTAGCTGCATCACCAATTAAACGTTCATTTTCAGTAAAACTTACATATGATGGAGTAGTTCTATTAGATTGATCATTAGCAATAATTTCAACTTTTCCATTTTCATAAACGGCAACACAACTATATGTTGTGCCTAAATCTATACCAATAGCATGATTTTTATTTGAAGTCATAATATAATATAGTATATTATAAACGTTTAAATATTTTTTAAAATAATATAATTTAAAAAAAAATAATTTAAATAAAAAGTTATTTAAATAGTTAATGAAAATAGTATTATTTGGTTACAAAGGTTGGATAGGAACACAATTAATAAAGTTATTAGAAAACGATAATAATGAAATAATATTACCGGATATAAGAGTAAATGATTATAAAGAATTAGAAAATTTATTACTAGAAAAAAACCCATCTCATGTAATATGTTGTATAGGTAGAACACATGGAATTGGTCATACAACAATTGATTATTTAGAACAACCAGGAAAATTAACAGAAAATATACATGATAATTTATATGCACCTATAATTTTAGCACAAGTTACAAATAAACATAATATTCATTTAACATATATAGGAACAGGTTGTATTTTTGATGGAAATGATAAAGAATTTACAGAATTAGATGAACCAAATTTTTTTGGATCATCATATTCAATAGTGAAAGGTTATACAGATAATTTAATGAAAACATATAATAATGTATTAAATGTACGTATACGTATGCCAATAACAGCGGAAAGAAATCAAATAAGGAATTTTATAACAAAAATAACGACATATAAAAAGATTTGTAGTATATCAAATTCAATGACAGTATTACCAGAATTATTACCATTATTAATAGATATGATGGAGAAAAATAATGTAGGAACAATAAATTTAACAAATCCAGGAAATATTTCACATAATGAAATTTTAGAAATGTATAAAGAAATAATAGATAATAATTTTACATGGGATAATTTTACAATTGAAGAACAAAATAATATTTTATTATCAAAAAGATCAAATAATACATTAAATACATCAAAATTAGAAAGTTTATATCCAAATGTGAAAAATATAAAGGATTCAATAAAAGATATATTAAATGAAATGAAAACTAATTAATTTTCCATATAAATAACAGTATCATCAGAAGAACTATAATAATATTCAGTATCAGTATCAAAATCAATTAAAATAGAATAAAATTTGAAATATTGATGAGTTTCGTTATAAATATAATATCCATTATAATATTGATAATGATAATATTCTTTACATGATAAATATATATTATTATTATATTTTAAGTTATTAGGAACACAAAGAATTAAATTACAATCATATTTAACAGCTTCAATAACAAAATTAATATTATTAAAAAATTTTTTAGGGAAATATATATATAATTGTTTATATATATCAGGGAAATAAACATATTTAATTAGTTTAGTAGAAAAGTGAAAATTTTGTAATAATTTTTTAGGAATTTTATATATATAATTATAATTTTTATTAATTTTATTAAAAAAGTAAGATTCAATATAATTATTATTAATTAATTTAAATACAATATTCTGCCAGTTTTTCATATTATATTAATTATTAATATAATAAATAATATAATAACAATAAAATAATATATCAATTTTTTATATATTAAAATAAAGAATGTAGATCAACAGTTTTAATTTTTAAACTTTCAATAATATTAGCTTGAATTTTTAATTTTTTTTCAGTTTGTTTTAATACTGAAGAAATAATCTCATTTTTTTCTTTTTCTTTTTCTAATTCAACAAGAATATCAATTTCATTTTCAGAATATTTAACAAAAACTTCTAATAATTGTTTTTTAACAACTTTAGAAGTTAAATTATCAATTCTATGATCTCTATCACGTATACTATATTTAAGTTTTTCAATTTCTAAATTTAAGCTACTAAATTTTTCTTTATATTCAGATTCTTTTTTTTTTAATGGTTCAATCATTTTTTCTAAAAATATAATTTTATTTTCACTTAATACAATTTTATCTTTATAATGTTGTAATGATTTATTATTTTTTTTTAAAATATTATATTCAGATTTGATAATATGTAATTCATTTTCTAAATTACTATTAATTTTTTTAATTTTTAAGTATTCTTTATTATATTTATTTTTAAATATATTTTGAATATCAGAAATTTTAGAGTTTAAACTATTTAAATTATTAATATCTTCTTTAAGTTTAATATTATTAGAAATAAGAGTATTAATATTAAGTGTAATATTATCAATAAAGTTTTTTTGATTATTATATATTTCTTTATAAATATTAATATCATCATTATATTTATCAAAAAGATAATTATATTTTTGTTGTAAATTTGTTAATTCATTATGATACTTAAAAATTTGTTCTCTTAATAAATTAAATTCATCTTGTAAATGTCTAGGTATTCTATCAGATTGAATAATAATGTATCTAAAACTATCATAATTCATGTTAATTATTAAAAATATAGATATTTATTTAAATAATATAAATAATTCAATTTTTATATATTAATGATAAATACAATTATTAGGATAAGGATAAAAAATAGCACCCCATGATCTTTCAATATAATGTCCAACTTCAGGATTAGAATGAGTATTAATAAAATTAATAATATTTTGATAATAACTAATAGGATGTTGTATAATATGATTTTTATGAACAGCAAACATACTTAAATATGTTATAACATTAATATTAATATTAGTATTAAATAATTGTTCATACCATTTACCAAAAGGTCTAATAGGAGATAAAAATAATTTTTTTTCATTATTTAAACTTTTATTATTATAATTAGTTGTTTCCCATTCATCTAATGTAAAATAATATAAATCTTTATAAACACTATTAGTATAAGGTCCTATAAATACAGTATTTTGAGTATTAATAACTGTATTTAATAATCTATTACTATAAACAATTTTATGAGGATCTAACCAACTACCAGGAATAAAAATAGTAACAGGAGTTAAATAATTATAATTATTAATAATATGATATAAATATGTATGATCACATTTACCAACATTAGGTAAATTAATAATTTTAATATTAGATGGAAATGACAAATTAATATTACTACCTTTATTATAACAAGTTATTTTAAAGTTTTTAAATTCAGGATATAAAATCCAATCAATATTTTCGTTATATCTAGCAATAACAATTTCAATATTATATTTATTAAAAACATTAAATTTTTCAATAATTTTATTATTATTATAAAAAATTAGAATAAAAAAAATTATAATAATAATTATATATTTCATTAATAATAATTATATAAAAAAATTAATAATAATATAAACATGTAGAAGGATAAGGAAAGAAAATACTGCCCCATGATCTTTCAATATAATGTCCTACTTCAGGTGATGGATGATTATTAATATAATTAATAATATTTTGATAATATTCAATAGGATGTTGTAAAATATGATTTTTATGAACAGAAAAAACACCTAAAAATGTTACAATTTTTATTTTATTATTAGTATTAAAAATTTTTTCATACCATTTACCATAAGGTCTTATTTTAGATAATAATAATTGTTTTTCACTAAATAATTCTTTATTATTATTATTTGTTGTTAAATGATCACTTATTTTAAAATTATATAATTCTTTATATAAATTATTTGTTTTAGGTCCAAAGAAAACTGTATTTTGACTTTCTAAAGTTTTACTAATAACTGTTAAAGAATAATTATATTTATCATAATGATGTCTATCAGTCCAACTAGCAGGTAAAAAGATGGTAATATTTTCTAAATTATAATAATTAGTAATAATATGATAGAGATATGTATGATCACATTTACCAACATTATCTAAATTATAAAATTTAACATTATTGTTAAAATTATAATAATTAATATTTTTACCTTTATTATAACATATAATACTTTTAAATTTATTAAATGGAGGATGATTAATCCATTCAATATTTTCATTATATCTAGCAATAACAACTTCAATATTATTATATATTAAATCATCAAAATTATTTAAGTTTTCTATATTTTCAATTATTTTATTTTCTTTAAAATTAAATAAAATAATTATAAATATTATTATAATACTAATAATTATAAAATATTTATTAATCATTAATAATATTAATATATTTTTTTTTTTAAATTAACATTTCTAAAAAAAATAAAGTTCAATATTAATCTTTTAAAAATTAACATTTCTAAAAAATAAAGTTCTATATTTATTAACCATTTCATCTGTTACACGTTCAGTAACAATATTATCAAATGTATTACCTTTTAATAATTCTAAAATAAAATATATACTATAAACACCACATTCAGAATTTTTATATTGATGTTGTAAATCATTATATCTAATATCAAAATCAGATAAATATTTATTATATTTTTGTTTAATAATATTATTAATATTAATTTTTTGATTAAATTTTTTATGATACATATATTTAAATATTTTTGTAATAAATTTTCTAATTCTTTTTTTTGGTTTTTTACCAACAGAATCAATATAATATATTTGATATTTTTCTAGATCAACATATAAACCAACCCAATGAGAACCGGATTTATAATGTTCATCTAAATTTATAACTAAACTAATTTTAGTTTTATTTTCTTCTTCTAATTTTTTAAAGTCAATATTATGTATACCTAAAATAGGTAATTCTTCAAAATCATAAGGTACAGCCCCTAAAAATAAAAATTCTGGATATAAATCATGATATTGTGCAATAACATCATTAATATTAAGTGTATTTAACCATTCATATTTTTTTTTAGGTCCTTCAGGTCTAAAAGTATTATTATGAATTTCTTCATTATCAATTTCTTTAATAAAATCTAATTTCAGCCAACAAGTTTGTTCGGAACAAACATTAGATAATTTATTATTTAATTCAGTAACTAACTCTTTTTTTGTTAATTTATCAATTAAAATTTGATTATTTTTATTATTATTATTATATTTAACTGCAATTTCTTTTAAAGCATCAAAAGTAAAACATGAACCATCAATATATTTTTTACTAGGTGCACATTTAGTATCCATAATATTATAAAATAATAGATATTATATAAAAAATATCTAAATATAAAATATATGACTTTTAAAAATAAATATTTAAAATATAAAACTAAATATTTAAATTTAAAAAATAATAATAATAATAATGAAAATGATAATGATAATGATACAGAAACTGAAGAAATAACAATAGAAAATATATTAAGTAAATTATTTAAATATAATTTAAATACTGTAAAAAATTTACAAGGAGGAAGGAAAAGTAATTCATCAAGTTTAACATCATCATTAGAAGAATTATTTAAATCAAGTGATGAAGATAGTAGTGATAGTTAATAAAAAAAATTGATAAATAAATATATTAAAAAAATAAATATATAAATATTAACAAATAAATGTCAAAGTTTAAAATAATAGAAGAACCATATTTATTAGGACAAATAGAATATATATTAGATACAAATACAGAATGTACAATTTGTAGATCAAATTTAAATGAATCTAGTATATTTAGTACATCAATAGAATCAAATATAAAAAAAGGTATATGTGGTCATGTATTTCATATAGAATGTATAACACCATGGGTAAAAAAAACAAAAAAATGTCCATTATGTTTTGATAATTGGACTTAAATATTTATTATTTTATTATTTTATTACTTATGAATAATAAATATTTATCAGAATTTGAAATAGGTATAGATGAAGCAGGGCGTGGGCCATTATTAGGTCGTGTTTATGCAGGTGCAGTGATATGGGATCCAAAAATAAATGAATCAAAATATATAAATGATTCAAAAAAATTAACAAAAAAAAAAAGATTAGAAAGTATAGAATGGATAAAAAAAAATACAATAGGTTGGGGAATAGGTTATGCGGAACATTATGAAATAGATAATATTAATATATTAAATGCAACTAAAATAGCAATGGAAAGAGCATTAGAAAATTTAAAACAAAATTTTGATTTAGATTATACAAAATATAATAATATAATAATAGATGGTTCCGGATGGGAAAAAATATTTAAATTATCAAATTGTAATATAACTTCAATAATAAAAGGTGATAATAAATATTATTCAATAGCAGCCGCCTCAATATTAGCAAAAGTATATCATGATGAATACATAAAAGATTTATGTGAAAAAAATATAGAATTAAATGAAAAATATGATTTATTAAATAATATGGGATATCCAACAAAAAAACATTTATTAGGTATAAAAACATATGGTATTTCTAACTATCATCGTAAAACATATAAATCATGTATATAAATATTAAAATATAAAATTTAGTTTCATATATATATTTTATTAAATATTAAATTATTAATAAAATATAAAATTATTAATAATATATAAATTTAATGTAACTTTTTAAAATATGAAATTATAAATTTTATAGAATATTAATTATAATATAAATCTAATATAATTTCATTAAATATAAATTTTACAGAATATTAATTATAATATAAATTTAATGTAACTTTTTAAAATATAAAATTATTAATAATATATAAATCTAATATAAATTTTATAAAATATTAATTATAATATTAATTATAATATAAATTTAATGTAACTTTTTAAAATATGAAATTATAAATTTTATAGAATATTAATTAAATATAAATCTAATATAATTTCATTAAATATAATATAAATATTATTAAATATAAATTTTATAGAATATTAATTAAATATAAATTTTATAAAATATTAATTATAATATAAATGTTATTAAATATAAATCTAATATAAATTTAATGTAACTTTTTAAAATATGAAATTATTAATAATATATAAATCTAATATAATTTTATTAAATATAATATAAATGTTATTAAATATAAAT